GTCTTCCAGCAATCTAACTTCTATCAGGTCATGCCATATGTGTATGAAGAGATGGGAGCGTTCGGTACGGCTGCAATGATCCAGCTGGATGATTTCGACACGGTTTCCAGGTTCCAGGCATTCACAGTGGGCGAGTATTGCATCGCGCAGGATGAGACCTATCGGGTCAACAGCATTTATCGTGAGATCCCCATGACGGTGGAGCAGATCGTCGGTCGATATGGTGTGAAGGATACTGACCGGCGTGAGATCGATTGGTCGAACATTTCAGCTGAAGTGAAGAACCTATGGGATCGAGGGCAGAAGGATGACTGGATCAACATCGTTCACTTGATCGAGCCGAATGCGGATCCTGATGAGACCGGCCTGGCTGAAGACATGGCTTATTGTTCGGTGGCATTTGAGATCGGTGGCCAGGATGATTTATTGCTGCATAAGGGTGGGTTCACACGGTTCCCGGTTTATGCGCCACGCTGGCATATTGCACCGCCCGACATCTATGGACGCTCTCCCGGCATGGAAAGCTTAGGCGATCTTCGGCAGCTGCAAGATCAGCAAAAGAAGAAAGGCTCTGCCATTGCAAAAATGGTCAACCCACCAATGGTGGCCAGTCCCAACATGAAGAACCAGAGGTTGTCCACATTACCGGGGGATGTGACGTTTGCTGCTCAGACTGATGGCACGGGTGGATTTACACCAGCCTACCAGGTGCAGCCGAGGCTCCAGGACTTCCAGATCGACATGCAAGACGTGAGGGAGCGGATCCGCCGGGCATTCTTCTCGGATCTGTTCTTAATGATGGCTCAAACAGATAACCGCCAACCCATCACGGCAGAGGAAGTGATCGAGCGTCGATCAGAGAAGTTGTTGGTCCTGGGTCCGGTATTATCGCGCATTAATCATGATCTCTTAGATCCACTGGTGGAGAATACATTCTCTCGCATGACTGAGGTGGGCATGCTCCCGGATCCACCGCCAGAGTTGCAGGGCAACCAATTAAAGATCGAATATATCTCCATGTTGGCCAATGCTCAGAAGAGCCAGGACATATTAGGCATCCAGGACACGGCATCGTTTGTGGGCGGCCTGGCTGCGCTTAATCCTGACGTGATCGACAAGTTTGATTTTGATCAGGCCGTCGATGAGTTCGGAGAGGCCAGGGGATTACCGCCCAATGTGATCAGGGCCGATGATGACGTGGAAGGCATCCGGGCCGAGAAGGCTGCGGCCCAGCAAGCGCAGATGCAACAAGCTCAAATGGCTGATGCAGCTGCCGGAGCCAAGGTCTTGTCAGAGACCAGCACAGAAGAGGGTAACATGCTGGGTGATATGCTGGCCGGTGTCGGTAGTCCGTGACCGAGGTCTATGACACATCATCTGGACGCGATGTCAGAGAGAAGACACGCAAGGTCAAGAATGCACATGAGCAATTTGCATTTGATTTGGATGTTGTGTTAAAAACAACAGAAGGCCGTAGGATGTTGTGGTTTTTACTACAAGGTTCTGATCAGGTTGGTTCCGGCGTTATGGAAGACCCCTTCGTCGCTGGCCAGCCTGATCTCACGGCTTACAGGAGCGGGCTGCAAGCTCGGAACAAAATGCTGATGACGTATATGTTGGCACCCGAACGGTTCCATTTGTATGCCCAGATGGTTGAGGAAATGTCAAACCCGATACCGAAAAGATGAATATTTTAACCGCATGGTGGAGATTTTATCAACATGACATTAGAAGAGACCCCCCAAGAAGATACCGGCGAAGCTTTTGGAAGCGATGCCGATCCAGTTTCTCCCGCCGAGGCGCCAGCCGAAGCGAGTGAAAGCCAGCAGCCCAGCGCGGACGATGCGTTTGGATCTGATGGCACGACTGACGCCAGCGAAGGTGATCAGGCGAGTGGCTCTGAACAAGAGGCTGCCGGTCCACCGGAACAATATGAGGCGTTCAATCTACCCGAGGGGTTTTCTCCCGATGAAGAAGGCATGAAGCTTTTTTCAGAGGAAGTCAGAGAAATGGGATTCAATCAATCCCAGGCACAAAAGCATCTCGATAGCCTGATCCAATGGAAGGTTAGAGAGGAGCAAACTATGCAAGCTCAACGGGTTGAACTCTCGGCTGCATGGACACAAGCGTCCAGGGCAGCGGGTCTTATGACGACTGAAAGCCGGAACATGGCCTCGGTTGGTCTCAAGGCTCTCGATCATGACGGATCGGCAGCGACCCAGTTGAAACAGTTGGGTCTCGACCGGCATCCGGCAATCGTCGCAGCGTTCAAAGCGTATGGCACTTCGATCAGTGCAGATAGCTCTGTTCCGAGTGTTGGTTCCGAAGCCGGGCAAATTCAAAAGAATGCAGCCCAAATCTTGTACCCAGATCAATCTTAGGAGGATTGAGTTATGGCCGAAATAGGCAACAACAACCCAACCCTTTTGGACGTTGCAAAGCGCAGTGATCCCGAAGGGAAAATCGACATGATTGTCGAATTGCTTTCAGAGACGAACGAAGTTCTGGAAGACATGTCCTTTGTGGAAGGCAACCTTCCCACCGGGCATAAGACCACGATCCGCTCCGGTCTACCAAGCACCACATGGCGGAAACTTAACTACGGCGTCCAGCCCAGTAAATCACAGACCGTCCAGGTCACCGATAGCTGTGGCATGCTGGAAGCATATGCCGAAGTTGATAAGGCGTTGGCTGATCTTAATGGCAATACCGGCGCTTTCCGGTTGAGCGAAGATCGGGCGTTCTTGGAAGCCATGAACCAGGAAATGGCGAACTCGCTGTTTTATGGTGACACGGATCTATACCCGGAGAAGTTCATGGGTCTGGCTCCGCGTTTTGACAGCACGTCTGCTCAGAACGGCTCCAACATCATCTCTGGTGGTGGCAGCGGCTCTGACAACCATTCCATCTGGTTGGTTGTCTGGGGACCAAACACATGCCACGGCATCTTCCCCAAAGGATCCAAAGCGGGTTTCACCCACACGGATCTCGGTGAAGAGACGCTCGAGGATGCAGCTGGTGGTAAGTACCAGGGCTATCGCACTCACTATAAGTGGGACATTGGCCTGACGGTTAAAGATTGGCGCTACATTGTTCGGATACCGAACATTGATAGTTCTAACTTGACCAAGGACAAGTCTGGATCATCTGCCGACATTACGGATCTCATGGTGCAAGCCCTTGAGATGATCCCGAGCCTCGGACTGGGTCGCCCGGTATTCTATGTAAACCGGACCATCCGTTCATTCCTTCGCCGCCAAATCAACAACACCACGAACGTCAACCTAACTCTGGAAGACTTCGCCGGTAAGCGCGTTGTGGCCTTCGATGGCGTACCTGTTAAGCGGTGCGATGCGTTGGTCAATGGCACTGAAGCAACCATCAGCTAAAGGAGCGATGATAAATGTTTATCGATAAAGAACTCGAACTGTCTGACAGCCAGGCAGTTACGTCATCCGCTGCTTCAACAAATTACATCGATCTTTCGGTTGATGCGGATGTTGGAGTTGGCAAACCGCTCTGGGTCATCATGCAACTAGACGTTGCGGCTGACGCGGGCAACAGTGATGAGACCTACTCGGTCGCACTTCAGACCGATGACAATACGTCATTCTCATCCGCTGCGACGATAGCTACCACGACCATTACTAGGGGCGATGCCGCTGGTACTGGTTATACCATGGGCTTTCCCATGGCGAACGAGCGGTACATTCGTCTCTATTACACCACGGCTGGAACGTCACCATCCATGACGATCTCGTCCTGGGTCACCGATCAGCTGCCGACCAAGTGGGCAGCTTATGCTGACGCCATCTAATGAAGGTTAAGGCAACGCAGCGCGGCTACATTGGTGGTGTCTTATACGACATCGGCAATGTGTTTGAGATCTCGGGCGCCGGGGAGCTTGGCTCCTGGATGGACGTGATCGAAGAGCCGAAGCCAAAGGCGAAGGCGAAAGCCAAAAAGTCTAAGGCTGAAAAAGTCGAAGCTGAAGAAGAGTAAAGGCGAGGGGCGGGGAAACTCGCCCCTCTCACTCTGGGGGTATTTATGACCAGTAAGGTTGAAATCGCCAACATGGCCTTGGCGAACATAGAGGCAGAGGCATTGGTCGAAAGTCTCGATAGCCCCTACGAAAGCGAAGAAGCGCGGTACTGCGACATGTATTTTGAGCAGACCCGCAAATATCTTATGCGTCAGCATAATTGGAATTTTGCCATCACGCACCAGGCGTTGGCCTCTATCGGTACGGCCCCGGCCCCCTGGTCCTACCAATATCAGTTTCCCACAGATTGCATGAAGGCCATCGAGATTGCGAAGACGCTCTCCACGGACGCGGCCAAACCTTTTGCAGTTGGATGGGATGGCGCCTCGGGAAAATATATTTGGACCGATGAACAGGATGCCACATTAAAATTTGTCAAAGATGTGACGGACCCCACGGTGTTCGATGTGATGTTCGTTGAAGCTCTGGCATGGGGCCTGGCGTTTCGGATCTCTGGCCCCATAACGGGGTCAAACGAAAAGAAACAAACGGCCCTGACCGTGTTCAGAAATCTTATCAGTGAAGCGCAATCAGAAGATGCAGAGGAGGGCGAGGAAGATAACGTGGCGGCAGCCAGCTGGATCGAGGCCCGACTTTAATGCCCACCGTCTTCCAGGATAATTTTACCGGCGGGGAACTCTCCCCGTCTCTGCACAATCGGGCAACCCTGGCTAAGTATGCCACGGGCCTGTCCAAGTGCTTTAACTTCATTGTGAAGGCGCACGGCGGTGCGGCCAACCGGCCTGGCACCCAGTTCATTGGTGAGGTGAATGACAGCACAAAAGCGGGCAG